TATCACTTTGCGTCTGTAATTGACTCACATCATGAGGCTGAGGAGCTTCTTGATAGCGACGTGATTAGCTTACGTAATCCGAATAATGGTTCTTTAATCTTTTCTTTGACTGTTAAAGATTTTCGAATTGGCATGCTCCATTGGGATAAAGGTTGTGAGCAAGATATTATTCTTATTAAGATGCCTTTGTCGTACCAGCCAAGACGAGCAATTGTAAAACATTTCGCCACGGAGAAACAACACGAGATGTATACTAATTGTGATGCGGCTTTGTACATTGCCGGATTGCAGTTGTCAGATTCGGAGTCAGGATTAAAGACTATAGCTCCCCAAATTATTAGTGTCCAAGCAACTCGTGACAATGATATAGTTACGGGTGGATTTGATGAGTGGCACGAATACATGGTTAAACACGTATACACCTATCGTGCAGGCACTTCAAGCGGTGACTGTGGTACTCCGCTGTTCATAGATGATAAGCAAAAGTCATCAACTCTTCTTGGTATTCATGTGGCTGGCGTACCAAGTAGAAGAACCGGATTTTCCGCAATGATAACGAGAGAACTCCTTGAGGAGTATCTCGAATTTGCGGGGGAGACGTATCAAGTTGCTGATCTTTTTGAAGAGCATGGTGTTAAGCTGCAACCATCTTTGGGTGCACCAGGAATTATACAAAATCTAGGTAGAGTTAGCCCAGAATGCATGATTCCAGGTAGAAATATGACCACGTCCATTAGAAGGTCTCCTCTTTTTGAGAGAGTTGCTCCCTCGCCTAGAGCTCCTGCTCAATTACGTCCATTTGAAAAAGATGGTGTTGTTGTCGATCCTATGGATTTGGCTCTAAGTGGTTATAGTCCTCAATATGTACACATTCCTCCTGAGGATTTAGAGGAAGCCAGAGATTCCTTGTTTGATATGTTAAATAGAAATTCAGAAAGTGATGTACAGAGGAGGATTTATAACTTTGAGGAAGCCGTTCTCGGTGATGAACCGGGAAGTGAGTTTCGTTCCATTCCTCGAGGAACGAGTTCGGGTTATCCATATAATTGTATAGCCCGACCTTCAAATAAGACATATTTCTTTGGGTCTTCTGAAGAATTTGATTTGAACACACCTGAAGCTAAGGCTTTGAAAGATAAAGTCTTGTGGTGTATTGATCAAATGAGAAAAGGTATCAGGTGCAACCATATTTTTACGGACTCGCTTAAAGATGAGCGAAGAAGTTTGAAGAAAGTTGCAGAGGGTAAGACTCGTATGTTTTCGGGAACTCCAATTGTGTATTATATTTTGATCCGTATGTATTTTGGAGCTTTTACGAAGTGGATTATTAAAAATAGGATTAAAAATGGTGTTGCTATTGGAGTTAATGAGTATAGTTCTGAGTGGGAACTTGCCGCGCGCTTGCTGAATATGCGCGGCAATGGTCCTAATAAAGGCGCTGGTGATTTTGAAGGTTTGGATAAACGCGAAATTCCGTCGTGTCACATCGCTCTTGGTGAAGGAGTTAATAAGTGGTATGGTGGTACCTCTGAGGATAATAAGATTAGAGATATATTGTTGATAGATCTCTACTCCTCTGTTCATATAAATCGGGGTATTCTTATGGAATGGTGTGGAGCCATGCCAAGTGGG